GGAGTAAATGCAAAAGTAATTGATCTTGAGAGTAGATTAATTAAACCATCTTCTGCAGAATTTGTAAGAAGGGAAGTCATCATTGCAGAACAAATTTCAGGCAATCCTTTTAGATTGGAAGGTCAGACGATCTTTAGATCGACGGATTTAGGTACCAATGCTTCAGTATCTGATGTAGAAATTTTCACAAGAGATAATAGAACATTCTACAAACTTGGTCTCTTCATTGGATATAATGATAGAGATTTGGTTGAAGGAACATTTGATATTCCAGGATTTTCTAGAGCACTAGAATCGGTTTCTATTGGTTCTTCTGTTATTAGTGTAGATTCTACCATTGGATTTGGACAAACTGGAGAACTGAATGTTAACGGTAGTGTCATAACGTATACGAATAAGAGTATAAATCAGTTCTTTGGTTGTAGTGGCATCACTAATGCAATTGCTCTTGGTGATGGTATTAGAGCAAATGAAACTGTTTTTGGATATGAGGATGGAGATACTGAGAGAAAAGTAGAACTTCGTATAACTGGAGTACTTTCAGATTTCGAAGCACTCGAAGATATTCCACTGATGGAAGTTGGTGAGGAGATCTTTGTAAAAAATGTTGGAGAAATTATTGAGAATCCTCTCGGTGAAAAGACATTCAAAGAATCTTTTGCAAATTCTTGGTTGTACAATACCAGCACAAGAATTGAAGTATCCTCAATTCAGGGAGGAACTTTCATCTTAGCTACGGATCTGATTGATAAAGCATTCTTAAGAGTTGGTGATTCTGTAGATATTCTTGTTGGTGGTAGCAATACTGTTGCTCACTCAAATGCAACTGTTGGTAGCATAAACCCCTCATCCAATGAAGTTGTTTTGACAAATCTTAGCGGATTTACTGCATCTGCTGGTGTTTCTTATTCTATAAGAAGAAATATTATCAAAGCATCTAGTGCAACTTCCAATCTAAAATTTGGGAATGATAGGTACATTGCCAATACTCTGAATGTCTATACTGATGATAATGGAAAATATGGATATGTTGCATCTCATTCTCTTCCTGGATATGAGATTGTAGATGAAATTGTTGAATCGAAACTCTCAGATGGTTCTGCAAATAATTTGGATGGATATAATGCATATACATTAACTTATGATGAAATTAAATTTGCAAATCCAGTTAGATTCATTGATGGGGATGAAATCGTATATACGGCAGAAAATCCACTAAAAGGTTTACAGTCTGGTGAATTATACTATGTAAAGGTTGTTGGTTCTAATAAGATTAAACTTTTTTCTTCAAAATCACTTCTTAACGCAAATCAAGCAACCAACTTGCTTCCACCAGATAATACTGTAGGGGAGCACATTTTTACACTGAAGCGTCATGAGAATAGATTCATTTCTTCAAATAATATTCTCAGAAAATTCCCAATTCAACAGTCTCTAAGTGATGTAAAAGAGACTACAAGAAATATTGGTAACATTGGTATTTTAATTGATGGTGTTGAAATTTCTTCACCAGAGTCTAGAGATAGAATTTATTATGGTCCATTAAAAGAATTTGATGTTTTAAATGGTGGATCTGGATATGATGTAATCAATCCACCTAAAATTAGAATAGAAGCAGGAGCAGGAAATACTGCATATGTTGAACCAGTCGTAACTGGTACTGTTAAAGAAGTTATTGTAGATCCTCAGAATTTTGATGTAGATAACGTTCTTTCAGTTTCTCTGACTGGTGGTAATGGTTCTGGGTGCGTTTTACAACCAGTTGTTGGAGATAGATTTAGAGAAATTTTGTTTGATAGTCGCCCACTCAATCTCGGTGGCGGTGTAGATATTACTGAGGAGACTATTACATTTAAAGAACCTCATAATTTAATTAATGGTCAATCAATAATCTATAATCAAAATGGTAATAATCCAATCAATATTGGAAATGCCTACGATACAACTAATACAACTATAGGAACCCTTGGTAGTGGAGATGAATATGCGGTTAGTGTTGTAAATACAACAACTATTAAACTTTATAAAACAAGATCTGAAGCACTTTCAGGTATCAATACCATTGGATTCTCAACAGCAACATCTGCTTCTGGAGTTCATAAGTTTAGAACTTTATCTAGAAAAAATCTTAGACAAATAAAGGTTTTAAATCCTGGATCTGGATATACACATAGAAAATTAAGAGTTAAATCTTCTGGAATTTCTACAGAATACAATACAATCACATTTAAAAATCATGGATTTGAGACTGGTGAGATTGTAAACTACTCTAAAGAAACCTTTGCCGGTATAAGCACCAATAGTGATATTAGTATAGTTGGTCTCAGTACTGCAAATCAATATTCTGTCTATAAAGTTGATGAGGACAGATTCAAATTAATTAGTGTTGGTGTTGCCGGAACATCAAACGTAAACTTATTAAGGAAAAAATATGTTGATTTTATTGGATTTGGAACCGTTAGTGGTTATCATGTATTCCAATATCCAAGTATTGAAGTTTCTGCAAATGTTTCTTTTGGTGCTACGGTTGGGCAGTTTGTATTCACCCCAATTGTAACCGGAGAAATTACCGATGCATATCTTTATGAAACTGGTAGTGGATATGGATCTACCACACTAAATTTACATAAAAAACCACTCATCAAAACTGAAACGGGTTCCAATTCACAACTTTCCCCAATCATCATTAATGGAAGAATTGCAGATGTACAAGTCCTCAATAAAGGAAATGGTTATTCTGGACCACCAGAATTAGTCATTGAAGATACTTCAACTCCAGGAGGAACTGGTGCAATATTAAGACCAGTCATGGATGGTGACAGACTTGATGATATTATCGTTATTAATTCGGGTATTGGTTATGATAAAAACTCAACCAATATCTATGTAAAGGAAAGAGGACTTGGTGCTAAGTTTGATGTAAGAGTTAGAGACCTTGCTGTGAATGATGCAGAAAGATTCTCAGTATATTCAAAAACAAAGAGTAGCAAAATATTCTCAAATCTGTATAAAAATGAGAAAGAAGATACTCTTGTATATGGAATTTTTGGATATTCTGAAGATTTGGCAGCAAATTATGAAGAACTTGGTAGCAATCACTCACCAATCATTGGTTGGGCATATGATGGAAATCCAATCTATGGTCCATTTGGATATGCTTCACCATCAGATGTTCAGTCTGGCGTCAGAGTACTGAATAGTGGATATGAACTACAGTCTAGTTCCGTAGAAGATAGACCTAATTTCCAATCAGGATTCTTCATTGATGATTACAGATATACTGGTTCTGGAGATTTAGATAGGCACAATGGAAGATTCTGTGTAACTCCAGAATATCCAAATGGAATTTATGCATATTTTGTTGGTGTTAGTACAAGTCTAACATCACCAGATTTTGAACCAGTATATCCATATTTTATTGGCAATACTTACAAATCAAATGTTATTGGTGATAATTTTGTTTTAGATCACACATTTGATTTTAACAACTCAAATTTGGTTAGAAACACTTTCCCATATAATATCAATAGGCAGTATGCAGATTATGATTTTATCAATGAAGGATATGAATATTTTAATCAGGCAAGTGTAGTCAACTCCGTCACTCAAGGTGATGTTGATGATATTAAAATTATTGAGGGTGGTTCTGAATATGTTATTGGTGATAGAGTCAATTTTAATATTGATGAAACAAACGGTTCTGGTCTTAGGGCAGAAGTTTCTGAATTGGTTGGTGCTGGAGTAACAGCAATTGATACTACGTTAGATACTTATGAAGGTTGTGTTTTTGTTTGGGATAATGATAATGAAGTTTCTGCTTACTATAGAGGTGGATTTGATCTATTAAATAATGATTCGGTATTAGTTGGTTCTCTTTCAACATCTATAACTTCTCTTGTTGGATCCTTCAAGATTGGATTTAGTACATCAGTAGTCTCACTTGCTGGGACAATGACCGCATATGTATCAACTCCATATGGAATTGCCGAAGATATCTTTACTTCTACTAATGTAAATGTTTCTGCAGGAAGTAGTATAAAAATTCGTTCTCAACAAGGAGATGAAACTGTAGTTGTTCTTAATAATTTTGGAAATGGTGTTCTTAAAGTTAAGAGGAGTGGAACAACTGGTGTTGCACATACTCTCGGAAGCAGATTAGAGTTACAGAAAAATAGACTAACTATCCCAGCAAAAACTCAAAAATTTGAATCATCTTTTGATGATATTGTATATTTTAATGCTAAAAATTCTGTAGGTGTTGGTACAACTTCTGGTTCTGCCGTTTCAAAATCATTTAATGTTGGTGTAACCAGTGTATCAGTTTCTGTACCAACTCGCCAAATTTACTTACCAAATCATCCATTTAAAACTGGACAAAAAATTACATATAAGCATCCACCCAAACCAGGTGTAGCGCAAATTGTTGTTGGTCCATCAGAATTTGTTACCGGAACATTCAATATTGCAAACAATACGGATTTCTATGTAATTAATAAAGGTCAAAATTACATTGGATTGGTTACCACTGTTGGTTTAACTACTTCTGGAAATGGTCTTTATTTCCATAGTGATGGTGATGATTATAATGAATATCAATTCGTAACTAATAAAACTAAACTCACTGGTGATGTAAGTAGAATAGTGACAACTGTAAGTTGTGGGACAACTCATGGATTAAAAAATGGTGATGTAATCAAACTAACAGTTAAGCCAAATACTATTGTTGGTTTTGGGGTTACTGGTACCCTCAGATTGGAATTTAATGATAAGGAAAATAAGTTACTTGTCAATCCCGTTGGTATCACTTCTTCTGCCATTGACGTTAACACAAATTCTATCACAATTACAAATCATGGATATAAAACTGGTGATACCCTTTATTATGAGAGTGTAGAACCAGCGGATGGACTCACTACTGGATCATATTATGTAATCAAAGAAACACAAGATAAATTCAAGTTAGCAGAAACTTTATATGAGACTAATTATGAGACTCAAAATATAGTCAATATTGTTGGTACTGGAGACACAAATCACAGATTCTCGTTAATTAATCCTCCTATTGATGTCGTTAGGAATAGTGATCTCAAATTTGATTTGAATCATCAATCTCTCAGTGGATTCAAATTAAAAATATTCAGAGAAGATGCTTTCATTAATGAATATGCATCATCATATGATGAAAATGGATTTAATGTTATTAGCACTGGAGTTGTTGGTGTAGGAACAACTGGAACTGCAAGTTTAACTATTGAGCACTCTAAAAATATTCCAGATAGATTATTCTATGCATTAGAAAAATCTGGATACATTAGTACAGCAGATAAAGATGTTCGAGCATATTCACAAATCAATTATGTGAACAGTCCATATAATGGAACATATGAAGTATTTGATGTAGGGACAACAACATTTAACATATCACCAAAACAATTACCAACGTCTTTAAACCATACTAATACTCAGTGTGATGTATTAGAATACACAACTAAGTCAAGAACTGCACTGAGTGGTTCTATTGCAAAGGTTAATATTATTTCGAAAGGATTTAACTTCGAATCTCTTCCAAAGTTTACAGATGTTACTTCCACTGATGGAAGAAATGCAAATATTGCAGCAATTTCTACATCTATAGGAAGAATTAAAAATGTAAGATTCAAGGACTTTGGATACGATTATCCATCAGATAAGACTTTGAGACCCGAAGCAATTGTTCCCCCAATTGTATCAATTGATAACTTAGATACCATTGATTCTATTGATATTGAATTTGCTGGAGCAAGATATCTATCAGATCCAGATTTGATTCTTTGGAATGATACAAAAAAAGAAGTTGTTGATTCTTCCACCTTTATTGCACACGCACCAAACGGTGCCATCGCTGAGGTGGAGCAGCTTGCACCTATTTTTGGTCTTGAATCTGAACCACATAAACTTATCGCAATTAACAATTCAAATGGTGTTGGAATTTCTTCCATGACAAGTGGAGATTCTGGCATTGCTACATGTATTTTGAATACACCAATTCTTGGATTTAGTAGCAAATTATTTGAACCTGGAGATAGGATTTTTGTTGAAGGAATTGAAATGATACCCAATACTGGAGAAGGATTTAATTCTTCAGATTATGAATATAAGTTCTTTGAGGTAACGAATTATAGTGACACAAGTCCAGCAGTTCTAACTTTCAGACTTGTTGGTGAAGATGGAATAGGTCTCAGCACTAATCCTGGAATAGCAAAGACCTTCCAATCTGGATACGCAACTCTTATTAATAAGAAGAACTATCCAATCATCAATGTAAATCAAAAGAGATCACAATTCAGTTTAAATGAAAAACTTTTTGTTGATATTGGAACTGGTTTCTTTGATACTGATTTAGAAGTTTCACTTGTCAGAGATGATTTTATTAAGATACGAGGTGATTACAACTTAAGAAAGGGTTCTAAAATTAAAGGAATTATTAGTGGAACTATTGCTGATGTAACGGAAGTTACTAGAAAGAAAGCAAAGTTTAATGTAAATTATTCTTCTAAAGTTGATTTGGGGTGGAAGAATGATATAGGTAAAATCAGTGAGGATTACCAAGTAACACCAAATAATGATTATTATCAAAATCTCTCATATTCAGTTAAGAGTCCAATAACTTGGAATGAATTTTCTGGACCTCTTAATAGTATAATACACCCAGCAGGTCTTAAGAATTTTGCTGATGTTGGAATTTCATCTTCTGCTAATATTAGAGCAGGACTTGGCGGAACAACTAAATCAACTGTTATTCTGGATGTTGTTAATGAGACTAGAGTTGATGTAATCAATAACTTTGATAATGCCATTGATGATAGTCCAAAACAAAGCTTAATTGGTAATTTCTTACAGTCCAATTCTTTACAAATTGAAAATAGAAAATTAACAGATTACACTGAGTGCAGAACAAACAGAGTTCTTATTCATGATGATATTAGTCCACAATTCTCAAGTAAAGGATTCCAAGATATATTTGTAGAACTTGAAGAGATTGATTTTGCCGAAAATCATATCAGATATGTCATTCAAGTTATAGATGCAGATACATCAGATATTCAATTATCGGAACTTGTTCTTCAATCTACCGCTTCTGATACTTTCCTCTTTGAAAAGTACACTACTTGGAGTGATAGAAGACTTGGATCATTTAGAGCAGATACTGATGGTTTTGATAGAAAGACTATTATTTTCGAACCAGTTGATCCATATAATACTGATCATGATATTAAAATTCTGAAGAAATCATATCTTTATCAGGCACTTCCTGGTGGGGTTTCTGGAATTGGTACAGAATCAATAGGTTCGGTAGATATTATTGGATCATTTACTGCAGGCATTGGAAGTGTCGGTACTGCATCAAGCACCAAAACAATTGCAGAATTCAATGTCAATGATTTCAACGGAGCATTTGCTACTATTGAGATTCTAGATAGATTTGGTACAGCAGTTAACTACGTTGAAGCTGCAATAGACTTTGATGGTACAAACACTTACCTGAGTGAATATTATTTTGATGCAACTACACAATCCTATAGTGCAGTACAAACCGGAATTATTAACACCGTATATGATTCTAACGCAGGCATTGTATCTCTGACTGCAAGCAACAGTGGAATATCTTCAACTATTCTATATGATGTTCGTTCTAACATTGTTGGATTTGGTACAACAACTGCAGGAATTGGGACATATAGATTCTTACTGAATAATCAACCACCTGGATCAGAATCGAGTGCCAGATTAGAGTCTACTGTTGGGTTTGGAACCACTTCAGTAAGAATTGGTACATTTGACATTAACAGAATTTCTGCAGTTAATTCGATTGTTCGCGTTTCGGCAGCACAATCATCAGCAATTCATCAAGTTAATGTTATTGCAAATGAAAAAAATTCTGAAGTATTTGTTACTCCAGGACCATTTGCAGCAACAAATAATGCTACAGGACTTGGTACTTTTGGTGCAGAAATTAATGGTTCCAATTTTTATGTCAACTTCTATCCAGATTCTGGATACAATGTAGAAGCACAGGCATTTAATGAGACCTTCTATAGGGCAATGGACTTTGATAACCAAGCAAATCCATTAGAATATGGTCCTTCATCCCAGTTACTTTTCCTCTCAGCATTTGATGGTTTAAATGGATTGAGAGCGAATAGAGTTAATTTTAAATTAAATCATCAGGGTTCTCCAATCTATACTAAGACATTTGATCCATCAGATACAACAAAAATTAACTATTCAACTGGTGTCTTCACATACCCAGACCACTTCTTCAATACTGGTGAGGAATTAATTTATACACCAAAGTCAACATTTGTTGGTGTTGGTCGTTCTGCTATGGGAATTGGTAGCACTGAAAATTATCTTGGAATTGTTACGGATAGGCTTCCAGAAAAAGTGTACCCAATTGTATTATCATCGGATAGTTTCCAACTAGCAACAAAAGCAGAATATGCAAGAACTGCTGCACAGTCAACAGGTGCTTCTGGAAATGTTGGAATTGCAATTACATTTACTGATGCTGGATTAGGAAATGCTCACCAGTTAGAGTTTACTAAGAAGTTAACAAAGACAGTTGTAGCCCTTGACGGTATCGTACAGCAACCAATTACCTTTACTCCAATCAATCATGTATTGGAAAATAACAGTGGTGGAATCACTGCTGGCATTTCTACCTTCAATTTAAGTGGTATTTCATCAGTTCAACCAAGAGATCTTCTTAGAATTGATGATGAATATATGAAGGTTGTTGAAGTTGGATTTAGTACTAATGCTGCTGGTCAACTTCTTGGTCCAATTAATGGAATAATCGCTGCAGGTACTGCTGCAACATACCCAACTGTGTCTGTTGTTCGTGGAATTGTTGGTTCTGCAGCAACTACCCACAATGATGGTTCCGAAGTTAGAATTTATAGAGGTGCCATTAACATCGTCGATAATGAAATCTTCTTCGTCGATCCTCCAAAAGGAAATTCTAGAGCAAGAAGGAATGAATCAAATTTACCATATGTTAAGGCAGAATATACTGGAAGAACATTCCTGAGATCTAATTATGATACCAATATGCTGTTTGATGATATTTCAGATAGTTTCACTGGTATTGCTAAAACGTATACTGCGACTGTTCAAGGAATTAACACTACTGGTATTGAACCAGGAAATGGAATCTTATTCATTAATGGTGTTTTCCAAACACCATCTACTCTGAATAATGCAGGAAATAATTACATTTTTGAAACAGACGTTAATGCAGGAATTACCAGCGTTATATTTACTGGAATTACATCCACCGATGGATCATATATTCAATCAGAATCTGATATTAATCAGAATCAGATTCCAAGAGGTGGTTTGATTGTTTCTGTTGGTTCCACTCCTGGTCTTGGATATGCACCTCTTGTAGGTGCTGAAGTTAAGGCAGAGAAGAATTCTTCAGGAACTATTACAAACATTGTTGGCATTAATACTTGGACCAGACCAGTTTCTATAAGCACGGCAACATATGACAATGTTTCAGGAATTCTTGAAGTTGAGACTGTCAGTCCACACAATCTCAGAAATGGAGATAGTGTAAAACTTGTTGGTCTTGCATTTACTTGCCCATCTGGTTCTGGAATTACAACTACAATATTCCCAGATCATGATCGTTCTCTTGGACTATTCAATGTAGTTGATGCAAATACGGTTAATGTTCTTGTTGGACCAAGTACAATCATTCACTATTACACTGGTAGCGGTGAGATTTACAGATACTATGATCTGAATTTTGGTTCTGGATATAGAGAACCAGTTTCTATTGCTGTTACCGATAGGGGTTATGAGCATAGATTCATTAGAGCAGGAGTAAATTCAACCTTTGATGGTAGTGGTAATACTTACAGTATTACAAATGCCAAATTTACATCAAGTACTGGTGAACTCCAAGTAACTATTGATGGTCATGGTTTAACAACCTCAGATACTGTTGGATTTGACACTGGTTCAATTGTATTCAGATGTTCTGATGATAACTTCTTCACTGAGCAAGTTTATCCAAGATCTACAGATCCAGCAGCAGGGGTTAATCTCTCAATCGCATCAACAACAGTAAACACTCTGACTGTTAATGTTGGTCCTGCTGGTGGTGCAGGAACTGGTGCTGTTGTTGAAGCAACAGTTGGTGCTGGAGGAACATTGGCATTCAATATTCTAAATGGTGGAACGGGATATATTAATCCAGTTATTGAAATTCCAGAACCAAACTATGAAAATATGCCAGTTATTGGTGTTTCTAGACTTGGAGTTGGTGCAACAACAGATACCGGTAAGAATTTACTTCTCAACTTAACTGTTGGTGCTGCTGGAACGAGTAGTGTTGGTATTGGTTCAACATTATTCTCAATTGACTCCTTCAAAATTGCAAGAAATGGTTATGGATTCAAACCTGGAGATGTTCTGAAAGTCGTTGGTCTTGTTACTGCTAAGGATTATGCTTCACCAATTGAAGACTTTAAAATTGAAGTTACACAAACATTCAACGACTTCTATTCGGCATGGTCTTTTGGTGAAATGGATTACATTGATAGTATTCAGGGTTATCAAGATGGAAATAGAAAGAGATTCCCACTGTTCTATAATGGCGAACTCTTAGCATTTGAAATTGATCCTTCAGCAGTTCTTTCTAGTGATATTGATTTGGATTCGGTTCTTGTTATATTCATTAATGGAGTCTTGCAGACACCTGGATATGCCTATCAGTTCCTTGGTGGTACTTCATTCACATTTACAGAAGCACCAAAAGTTAATGATAGAGTTGATATTTTCTTCTATGTTGGTCAGAATGGAGTAGACGTTGGTATTACTACTGTTACCGAATCAATTAAAGTTGGTGATGATGTTTTTGTTAAGAGACATCCAGGACTTCCATTGACAGTAGATCAACTTCAAGAAAGAACTATTACAGAAATTCTTGGTTCCGACACTGTTGAAACTGCAATTTATACTGGTCCTGGTGTGAATCAGAATGATTTCAAACCATTCTATTGGATTAAGCAAAAGAAAGATAAGTTCATTAAAGGTGATGTTGTTTATAAAACAAGAGCATCACTTGAACCCAAAATCTTCCCAACAGCAAAAATTATTGGTGATGTAAATGTTGATAGTGATCAAATTTTTGTTGATAACGCACAGTTCTTTGATTATGATGAAATCATCTACGACTTGAATATCAGTACATTTGAATTTGATGCACTTATAGTTGATTCATTTGAACCAGTATCTGCTGCATTTACTGCGACAGTTAGTGCTGCTGGAACTGTTACATCGGTTCAAATTATAGATGGTGGAAGTGGATATTCCGGTTCTACTATAGATCTCAAGTTCTCTGCACCAAAAGTTATTGGTGTTGGAGTTGGAACAACCGCAGCAGGAACTGCAACTGTTGGGTCTGGTGGTTCAATTACATCAGTAACTTTGACAAATCCAGGAATGGGTTATACGAATAGTGCAAATCAACCAGTTATCCCCAATATTATTACACGAGTTCCTAATGTTATTAGGGAAAATATTGCACAAGTTTCCAATGTTCAAGGATTTAGTGGAATTATCACTGGAATTCAAGAATCTACGGGAAGTGGTGGTCAGAAAGCAATTAAGTTCTTCTTCTCCGCACTGAAAGATTATACACGTTCTGGTGAATCTGAACTTGCTTCCGATGCATTAGATCTTTTGCCAGGATATCCAATTATTGTTTCAAACACAAAAGTTGGAACAGGTGTTACATCTGTTTATGATTCAGACAGTGCTGTTGTTGGAATTGGAACCAACTTCTTAGATAATATCTACATTGTAGATTCTATTCAGAGTATCGGTCCTATCGGTATAATGACATGTAATGTTCACAGTGCTTCAAATCTTACTTCAATTGGTTCCACAGGGAACTTTGATGAATATAATGCTGGACTTACAACTTCTCTGGGAACATTCTCTTGGGGAAGAATATACAACTTTAATACAAGAAGTAATCCAATTTCAATTGGAGTTACTGGATTGACAGTTGATTCTGGATTATCTACATTCCCAACAATCCAGAGAAGGGGCAATTTTGGTGAAGGAAAATCTGGTGCAGTTCGCTCTAGAAAACCAGTTGCAGATCCAAATATTGTATTAGATAATATTTTACCGTTCTATCCATAATAAATACATAAAAAAAGATAACGATGTCAGCACTTGTTACTGATCAATTCAGAATTTTGAATGCCAGTAATTTTGTAGAGTCGGTAGATAATTCTTCCAACTCATACTTTATTACTGTAGGTCTTCCTAACCCAACTATTGTTGGGTATGGAAGGAGTAACACTTGGAATACCAATCCACCTGCACCCATTGATAACCTTGCATATAACAAACATACTGGTGATGTTACATTATATGGGAGGAGAGTTTCATCTTCAAATATACGGAGATTGGCAAGAAAAATTGAGTGGACATCGGGAACAAAATATGAAATGTATAGGCACGATTACAGTGTCCTAAATCCATCACCATTGACAAATGCATCAAGATTGTATGATGCAAATTATTATGTAATTAACTCAGATTTTAGAGTTTATATTTGTATCGAAAATGGTTCCAGTGGAGATAACCCAAAAGGTAATAATTCACAAGATGAACCAACATTTACAGATTTAGAGCCATCTAGAGCTGGTGATAGTGGGGATGGATACATTTGGAAATATCTTTTTACCGTTAGTCCAAGTGACATTATTAAATTTGATTCTATTGAGTATATTACAGTTCCAAATAATTGGGCAACATCAACTGATTCACAAATAAGAGCAGTTAGAGAATCTGCAGATTCTTCGATTAATGAGAATCAAATTAAGACTGTCTACATTCAAGACCAAGGTGCAAACTATGCTAATGGTCTAGGACAAGAACTTGATATTATTGGTGATGGAACTGGTGGAAAGGTAAGAGTTGACGTCGTTGGTGGCAAGATTACAAATACTGTTGTCACCTCAGGTGGAAAGAATTATAGTTATGCAATGGTTGATTTGGGTTCTATCAACTCAAATACAACAGGAACTAACGCACATTTGATTCCTATTATTCCTCCATCAAGAGGACATGGATATGATATTTACACTGAACTGGGAACTGATAGAGTTTTAGTTTATGCAAGATTTGATGATAGTGACAAAGATTTCCCAACAGATACAAGTTTTGCCCAGGTTTCTATTATTAAAAATCCAACAAAAGTTGGAACTAATGACGTTTATACGGCAAATAACTTCAATGGTTTGAATGCTTTTAAGTTCCAATCAGTAACGGGAACACCAAAGGTCGGTGAAAAGATTTTCCAAAGAGTTCGCCAAAATACAGCGAGAGCATTTGGTTATGTTGCCTCTTATGACCAAGAAACAAAGGTTCTGAAGTATTTCACTGATAGATCTTTATTCTTTAATCAGACGACACTTGACACACAAGATTATACCGGTATTTCTACAAATGGTAGAAAATACAACTTTGAATCATCCAGTGAATTAATCACTGGAACAACATCATCATTTACAGGTTCTATTGACACTGCTTTTGCGGGCATTACCACAAACCCAACGGGAACCAAATTAATCGATCTCGGTGTCAACTTCACCGGTGGCATGGCAGTTTCTGAAATAAATAAAGGATCAGGGGATGTTATATACCTTGACAACAGAGCCAGCATTGCTAGGAACGCACGCCAAAAAGAAGATTTAAAAATTATACTGGAATTCTAAAAAATGCCACAGAAGACGAACCTCAACGTAAGCCCTTATTATGATGATTTTGATAAAGGCGACAATTATTATAAGGTCTTATTTAAACCAGGGTATCCTGTTCAGGCAAGAGAATTAACTGGTCTCCAGTCAATTTTGCAGAATCAGATAGAATCCTTTGGCAGCCACATGTTCAAAGAGGGTTCTATGGTAATTCCTGGAGGAATTACTTGCGACAATCAATTCACTACAGTCAAGGTTAACCCAAATCATTTGGGCGTTGATATTTCAGTTTATCTAAACGCCCTGTCTTCTGGTTCAAATGGCAATGGTACAAGAGTAACTGGTCAAAATTCCAAAGTTTCTGGTACGATTAGTGGATACTTGATGCCACCAGAGCAAGGTGTAGAAGATATTACAATTTTTGTCAAGTATCGTGATAGTGCAGAAGACGGAGAAACTGTAGAATTCCAAGATGGTGAGCTATTAGTCCTCAGCGAAAACCTCACATATGGCAATACAACACTTGTCGAGGGAGACACAGTACTAACCCTCGTAGGAACAGAATCAACACAGACAGGGTACGCTGTAGGCGTTGCAGATGGTGTATATTTTATCAGAGGTGTCTTTGTTGACGTATCTAAGCAAAAAATTGTTTTAGATCCGTATAATAACGAACCATCATATAGAGTTGGTTTTGATATTGTAGAAGAAATTGTAAATGCAAATGAAGATGAATCTCTAAACGATAATGCAAAGGGATTTACAAACTATGCGGCACCTGGTGCTGATAGATTAAAGATTAGTGTAAAATTAGCGAAAAAGCAATTAACCGATACAGAAGATATCAACTTCATTGAGTTGGTTAAAATCGATAAAGGCGAAATTAAAAAACTTCAAAATAAATCAGATTATAATCTAATCAAAGATTACTTTGCAAAGAGGACTTTTGAAGAATCTGGTGACTATGCTATTGATAATTTTACTGTAGAAACTTCTGAGTGTTTAAATGATGAGAAGGGAAATGGAGGTCTCTTCAAATCAAATGAAGTAACTGAGCAAGGAAATATACCATCGGAAGATTTAGTTTCCGTTAAAGTTTCTGCAGGAACTGCATATGTTAGGGGTTATGATATTGACCTCGTTGGGTCTACGGTTTTAGATGTTCCAAAACCAAGAACTACGAAGAGTGTTGCAACTGCAGCAATTCCATTTGCAATGGGAAGTCTGCTTAAGATCAATAACGTAGCAGGTGTGCCATATATTAATATTGGTGATAGTGAGGCAGGTGGAACAAATAGCACCAATAGCAATATCGTTTCGTTATACAAGGAAAGAAGAAATAATACCGGAATTAGTAACATTGCCGATGCAGCAACCGCAGGTTTAAACACCAAAATTGGTGAGGCAAGAGTTTATTGGTATGGTCTTGCAGACGACACTTATAAAAATGCTTCTACTGAATGGGATTTGTATCTTTATGATATTCAAACCTATACAAATTTAACATTAGCAAATACATATAGCACAGGAGATGTTCCAGATTCCTCTTTTGTTAGAGGTCTTTCAAGTGGAGCAACTGGATACATTAGTCAGAGAAGCACTAATGTTTACAGTTTAATGCAAACCTCAGGAACTTTCCTTGTTGGTGAGCAGGTTATTATTAATGAGCAAGTAAAATATCAAACAGGAATTACTGCAATTGATGTTTATACTTCAGAAGATATCAAGGCGGTTTTCCAAGACTGTAATGCATTAAATAGTAATCTTCAAACTGCATTTGTTGCTGATACTGT